GGGCATATCCTTTCTCCAGTATTTTAACCGGCTGATTGTCGCAATAGACAGTACTTCCAACCGGAACTCTTATAAAATGACGTACTATCATTTGATTATCTTTAGCTTGTTATACCAGCGTGAAGAAAAAGGGAACCACCCGATTAGGAATGATTCCCCGAAAATGGTTACTTTGTATAGTTTGCTCATGGATTTTTCTTTTTAAGTATTTCAACACATTCCTTTATCCCATCATCGAAACCATGCTTATAGCCTTTAGTATATTCCCCTATAGTATATACCGCCATTGACAACACAAACAGGATGATACCTACAGGCTTATACCAACCGGGAAGTGATATAGAAAACGGCTTAAATGTAATTGTGAGATCTCCGACCCATAATAGGGCGATAATAAATATAATTGTAAATAATATTGTTTTCATAATCATATAAGTTTTAATGCTTCCTGTAATCCTGCTTCAAGTGCTTCCTCGTAGGTATTATAACGGATAATAGGTCTGTCAGACAATCCTATCAAGTCATGTCTCGGAATTGTCAGTATATCATACGTCCAATAGTTTTCATACATATAGGATATTTCGATATGCAGGTTCTTAGTTTTACGAAGCCACTTTTGTGCAACGGATTGAGTAGGATGGGAACATACTTTTATTGGTAACTCGCTATTTGTTCTATTAGTACCATATTGTCTACCATCTTCAATATTCATAGCAATCATACATGGTTCATTAAACCCTTTCTCTTTCAGCAACTTCGCTGTTTCTAATGTTACAAGTTCTTCGGTCATAGTGTTCCTCCTTTGTTTTAAAGTGTTCAATCAGTTCGTCTACGGTAGCCTTGTGATAATTGTCAATCTCAAAATCATTAGGCATCCCATAGAAATCCATTCCAGACAAACCTCCATCAGAGCCATCCCGGTATATACCCCAATCGCCCTTACCATTAGTGAATAATTGATTGTTGTCTGTATCATCCTTTAATGCAGCTATAGCCAGGAAAAGTTCCTCATTCGTTCCGCAATCAACACTATCGGTTTCGTCAGGATGTGGAATGTTGTTAAAAAACTCAATATTATATAGTCCACATTCAGGCGAGGTGAAAATACATAAATCTTCGTTAAGTTCCGCCCCAAACAATCTATATCCTAACTCATCTAATTTTTTTCTAAGTTTATAGGTACTCTTGCGTATAAAGCACGGTGTTGTAAATCCCATAGTTATTCCTCCTTATCTATCTTAATATCCGTTACTTTTCCACGATTAATAAAACGTTCATCAGAGTTATAATATCCAGCAATTACTGTACACAAGGAACGATCTGTTCTACATTGTTCTTGTAGACTACAATTGTCACATGGTGCACTATTCCGCATTGATACTAATTCATGCAGTACTCCGTCAATTATTATTCCGTTATTTACTTCCATAATTAATCTCCTTTCCACCTACCCTAGCAGCATATACATTGCTACTAGGCATAGGTAATAAATTGTTGTTTTACTCATTTCTAATTTATTTTTGAATTAAAAGGCACGCCTCCGAAGAAATCCAAACTGTCATATTTAAAACTTTATCATAGAAAATGGAGAACGTACCCAGATTATTACTATTTTTGCTTCGCCACATTTAAAACTTATTATTATGAAAATTAGCGAAATCATTAGTGCTATGTCTACTGCTATTATTCCGATAGTAGCAAAAGGCACACCAGAAAGCATGATTTTTGCAGCTGGGGTGCAACCATTATTATCGACAGCTATTGATTCTATTCTTCTTGACATATTCCAAAAAGGTGTCACAAAGAAAGAAACAATAAGGTTAGGTATATCTTACATGTCAGCTGTAAATCAAGTTAATGAAAATATGAAGAATAACATTCCATTTAGGCAAGATGATATGTTTGTCTCTTCTAATATGAATTATTCAGATGCTAGCGATGTGATAGAAGCTACCATAAATAGTATCATGCTTGATTCGGAACATAAAAAATCTGAATTTTATGGTTATTTTATTGCTAATTTAGGATTCTCTCCAGAAGTAGATTACACAAATGCTCTTTATATGCAAAATATTATTAAGCAACTATCTTTCAATCAACTATGTATTATTAGGTACTTTCAAAGTTGCGCTATTTTAGATTTGTCTAACTGTACCAAATACATTGAGAATTCAGGAGATATAAAATCAATGGAAATATATTTTGGAATTAAAGAGCTCATTCGTCTTAATCTACTCAAAAGGCATCCTCCTTATACCCTAGGAGTTGACATGCAGAACCATTCATTAAATGTTAACGGACAATTAATTTGTAAGATGTTGAGTTTGCATAAAATTGATATTGATAGCATAAACGCAGTTGATAATATTTTCAAAAAAATGGGTGTAAAAAAACTTTAGATTATATCCAAATATTCTAGGATACTATTTTCTGTACAGGAGAATACAGTCCCATCCGGTGGACTAACAATATATTCTTCTGGATAAACTTTATCTTCATTTCAGTTCCGTTATACGTTAATTGGTAGTTTCATAAAACACATCCATATTGTTTTGCTCTGCCTTCCGGTGGTATGCCCAAATAGAGGTTTAAACGGGATGGCAGACAAAACTTCCGAGGATTTAATCTCACTTTCATTCCATTTGAATACAAGAGTGCCGTAAGGCTTCAAGACGCGCATACACTCAGTAAATCCATCGTGTATGAGTGACTGCCAGTCTTTCGGCAGTTTTCCGTACTTTTTAGCCATCCATGAGGTTGCACCAAGTGTTTTCAGGTGCGGTGGGTCGAACACCACCATGTAGAAAGAATTGTCTTCAAATGGAAGGTTGGTGAAATCAGCTATTACATCCGGCTTTATTTCTATGATTCTTGTCTTACCCCTGTCCTTGGCCGTAAGTGTTTCCGAACGTTTGTCAACAAATAAGGCAAGAGGATTATATTTGTCAAACCAAAACATTCTACTGCCACAACAGGCATCTAATATAAGTTTTCCATTTTCCATTAAGCTATTTCTTTTGATTTCTTCAATCTCAACTTTCTCAATACTTTGCAAAGTGCTTCAGTATTTTTTCTCGCTTGTGTAACCTCCACCGCATTCCCGATAAATTTCTTTTGGTCAGCTTGTGTGCCTATTAAAACATAATCTTCAGGGAATCCCATAATCTTTTTGAGTTCCGGAATGCGAAGCATCCGCATTTTAATATCCACTATGCCATACAGTGCCATGAACTCCTTTATCTTCACGGTCATAGGACTATCATTGTCGTAGATTTCAATCGCTACCTGACCGCTTTCTGTTGCTACCAGATAGGGCGGCATCTTATCCATGCGGGCTATTAATGTGAAGCAGGGGCTATCAACAGAGCCGCCAGCACTGTTGAACTGTGGATTCATCAGATAGTGCCATTTCCTGTTTGCGGTAATGGTCTGGGAGGGTTCCTCTATACTGCTACCTACATTTGAGAATGCAGTATTCATTATCCACGGCTGGCATGTTACCAAGTTTTGTTTCGGTGTTGTGGTAACAGCGGGGCATGGCGAGTTTATATCAGACACCTGACCACCTCCAGAATATTGATTCATAAAAAATGGAGATACAAGGGAAAGTCTGTCTTTAGTCAGAAGTGTAGGACAAGGCTGATTAATATCCTTTCCTGTATCCTTAAAGTTATAAGAACACATAAATCGGCTTTCAATTAAAGCCATCCTGTCCTTCGTTGTGACCGTTGGAGCTGGAAGGTCTACCGAATGATTATGTCCATTTCCATAATAAGCAGAAACAAAAACATGGTGGTCTTTGCAGGTGATTGCACCTGCCGGTTCTTCTACAGACACATTCTTGCTTTCGGGATGTCCGCTGAACTGTTTGGAGAGGAAACTTACCTGTACCTTTGCAAAGCGGTTTTCAGTAGTCAACACTCCGCATGGTTCATCAACTGATTTGCATGTGTCTTGAGGGCGAACCGTATTGTAACGGGAAAGGAAAGCATCCTTTCCTCCGGCTACAAACTTGATAAGTCCAGCATAGATACGTTCAAGCGTTTTCTCTGCAAGAGGCTTTTCCCTGAAGATGGTAGTTCCTTCATCAGAGAAATCAAGCACATCTTTTACCGGCTTCCACTTCTCCAGCCGCGAGAACATATCTTGCCTACCACCTTTACAA